TTGAATAAGTTACTGAATAAACAATTGCACCTACAACAATAATTAAATATTTGCCACCAGAAAGAGTTCTCATGCCTCTAACTGGGGCATTATTGAGCTGAAGTACAGAAGTAAGACCTGGAGTTGGATATAGGGCAACAACACCTCTACTGCCAGGAGGCTTTAAAGGATCAATTTCAGGATAGAAATTGATGCACTCTTGAGCCTCCTGATAAATGGAGGCTGCTTCATAGGAGGGGCCGACAAAGCCAAAATCAGCCATTATCTAAAGAACCCCCCGCTGAGTATCCAGCCTGCATCCTTTTGTCTTCCAACCAAAAGTGAGTCTGCATAAGTGGAAACAATTGCTGGGTTCATGTTTGTCCTCTTGATTGTGGACTTTGACTGAGCAGCATACTTCATAATCATTGAGATTTGTGTCTGGCTTGCCTTTCCATACATAGGCATCAGTCTCTCAGCCAAACACCATCTCAAAGCCATGTTGTAACCTTGTGGCAAATTTATAGTGTCAAACTGTGTGGTAAATCTCTGGAAAAGCTGGTCAACAAAGATGTGCATTTCCCCTTGGCTGGGGTTCGGCCACACATAGATATTTCCCAAAGTCTCTGTGGGTTCATAGTAAATTGCCTTCGGCCACGGTCCATTGAGTGTCTTCAACCCAATCATCTCATATTGCTCAATATTCAACACAGAAACTGGGTAATCTAATCCCCCATTTGTAATTGGCTGACCATTGGAATAAGTATTAATCCTAACAAAACAAGAATTAAGCCTCAAAGGTCTTTGATAATATGAATTAATGGTTTCACTTGTTATGGGACTTGTATAAGTCTTATTTAGTAAATAAGTACCAGCCTCATTTACATTATTTCCTGCTCCTGTAAGCATTTGTACAATTGTTGTACCTGAAGTAATGCCAGTTCCACTAAGAGTTTGCCCAAGAGAAATACCACCAGACTGGATAGAAGTAATAGTGAGAACATTACCAGTAATGCTTCCAGTAAAGATAGCACCAATTTGCCCACCTGGACCAATGGTGTATTGAGTCTGTCCAGAAACAACAGGAAATATGATTTCATTCTTATAAAACACCATCATGTCTTCATTAGACCATTGGTCTAACATATCTTGAAGCATATCAAACGCATCTTGACTTGCCTCTGCAGTTGGAGTTTCACCAGCCTCTAAAGCACCAATGTCTTTTAATGCTCTACTAATAATGTCAAGTGGTGTTGTCATTGTGTAAACTCCACAACATCACCAACATTTAAACCACTAACAAAGGTAACTGAAGTAGTGCTAGTTTCTGTATAGTTTAATGTAATAACCTGTTTACTACCATTTACATAAACTTTTAAATTATTTGTGCCTACTACATAAGAAAAAGGAACAGTAACAACTGTTTGACCTTGTGTTGCAGTAACATAACCTTGCCCACCAGAGCCAGTTCCATTGATATTGTCATAAGTACCAATTAAAACATTATTAGCATCATTAATAGTAAATTTGTAAGAAACCCCAGCAGTTAACCATATTTCTCCACTTGGTACTCTACCAGCAGAATTTAAAACAATAGGGTTTGATTGGGCAATATTTCCTAATGAACTTGTATAAGATGCTTGTGGAGTGGATGTTCCTGCCAAATAGGTGTAAATAAGCCCACCAGACAAAGGAACACCATTATTATCAAAAAATTGCCATCCTGCGCCACCTATAGGTGATAAATTAAATGCCATATAAGCCCCTGAATGTTTGGTGTAAATACTTGTTTAGTTAGCAGTTTCCGCATACCATTGAAAATTAATGGCTGAACTTGTTGGAACTGAAATACAAATAGCTCCTGAAGTTGTATATGATTCGCTTGTTGCACCACCAGGTGCAGTACCAAAACAAACTACAGCATTTAATTGACCAGGAATAGTCCTGTTTGGTGTTTGCCATATTAATTCTTTATCTGCATAAAGTGAACCTGAAGTAGTGTATTGGTAAGTGACAGAATAAGCGGCTTCTTCAGCGGCAGAGTAATAAGTTGAACCTGAAGCGTATGGATTTCCTTTTACAGCTACTTTCCATACTGTTGAACCACCCCAAAATGGCAAAACAATAGCTTGAGCAGAACCAGTATTGCTTATATAAGCAAATCCTGTAACATTTTTAATACTAATATTAGGTGTTAATTGAGTTGTATTAATATTTAATCTTGTTTGAGGGCAATTATAAACTTCACCACCTTTAATATTTAAAGCAGTTAAATTATCATTAATTGTTGCAATCGGCCCAAGCAAATTTCTAAACTCGCAACCATCAAAATTATAAGTACCATACCCTGCATTTAATACTGATGCAGTTGTACTTTGAGTGTAATTTGATGTAGTAGCGTTACCATCAAAAATACAACCTTTAAAAGAAATATTTAATGTAACTCCAGTATTGTATGTAATAGCATAGTTATACATATTTCTAAAAGTACACCCTGTAAACAATGCTTGTAAATTTTGTGATTGTAAAGACACAAATCCTGTAAATGTTGTATATTGCGCGTTCATTACAAAATCAACAGCAGTAAAATTTATAGATTGTTCAGCAGTTGCGCCTTGAAACAATATAGAATTGTATTTTGTGTATTCTATTGTTCCATTTGTAATTTGAATATCACGACAATTATCTAAAATACTAATAGCATAATTTGGTAAATAAATATCAAAATTAGTTAATTGAATATTTTGTGCACCATTAAATACAATTCCGCTTAAACATTGGTCAATTTGAATATTTGATATTACTCCATCTGACCCAGAGATTGCTATAGCCACACCAGGCGATGACATAAACATATCAGAAATAAAGAATCCTTGCGCATCTGTTGCAATTACAGCATTAGAACCAGAACCACTTATAGTAAATAAATTACCTATTCCTACTGGTTGACCACCAGGATCAGCAGTAGGAACACCCCCAATTAAACCAGAGCCTACTTGAAAACCTACATAAGATGTCCCAGTAAAACTATTTAAATCTATATAAGATGCACCATTTCCTGTTCCATAAAATGTTTGACCTTTACGAACATAAATAGTATTGGTAATTTTATATTTACCAGCAGGAACAACAATGTTGTATTGCAATGCACTAGACCATGTTACAGTAGCTTGTGTTGCGGCATTAAAAGCCGCTGTACTATCTGCAACTCCTGTAGGGTCAGCTCCAAAATCTAATACAGAAATAGTTTCTGCTAATTTTTGATTAATTGGTCTATTAATAGAACCAGTTATGCCTTCGTAATATTTTGGAATTAATGTTGTCATATAAAACCTTTTTAAAATTTATGCCCAAGGCAATTTTGGATTTGTTATTAAAATATTTTGTATAGCAGTTAATTGATTGTCAATTGTTAGTTGAATTGCATCAATTCCTGATAAATTTGGAGCGGCAAGTTCAGCATTTGAAAGTTGGTTTTTTCCCCAAGAAATTACTTGGGCTTCTGTTAACTGATTAAATGGTATAAATGTATTAGATGAAACATAAGGAATGTCTTGTTCAAAATCTAATGATGTAGTATTTATTCCATCAGTCCCAGTTACTTTATAAGAAACAGACAATACAACATTAGCTTCACTATTTGAAAGTGGGTTAACTTTAATTGAATTTACAGACCAAGTATAAGTATTTGACATTTTATAACCTTTTAGTTAAATAAACAGTTTGGTTATATCCAATATTTCCAGTATCTTGATAAGTTACTTTGATTCTTATTTGATTAGTTGTGGGGCTTGTTGTAAATGTAGATTCTGTTGTACCATTCCAAAAAACTGCTGTAACAACTAATTGAGCTGGAAATGCAGGAATAGCATTTATTCCTAGTTGGGTATATGAAATATAATTTCCGTAAGAAGAACCATTGTATCCATAACTTATAAAAATTAATCCTGCAATAGTAGAATAATAGCTTGTACTTCCAGTAGCGTAAGGGTCACCACCAACATAAACATCATAAATAGCACCTAAACCATACCCAACAGTTGCAGTATTACTATAAATACTTGTATCAACTATTGAATAAGGACTACTTGTGCTTGTTTGAGCATATGATTTACCATGTAAAACATTAAATGCCGCTGTATTTGGTGTTGTTCCACCAATAGCAGGAGGGCTAGATAAATCTAATGAACCACCTAAAGTTAAATTGCCAGTAGATGTAACTGTTCCAGTAAGACTAATTCCTGAAACTGTGCCTGTACCGCTTACGCTAGTTACTGTTCCCAAATTGCCTGTTAAAGCTACACCATTGGCACTTAAAACACCAGTAGAAGGTACAAAACTTAATTTAGTGCTTGAAGTAGTCTGTGGTAAATTCCCAGTTGTTGCAGAAACAATGGTTGGATACCAAGTTGCACTAGAACTTGTGTTATCTGTAATTGCTGTATTTGTAGCATTAGTTGCAGTACCAACAGACAAAGTAGATTGTGCTACCCAAGTAGGAGCAGAGCCATTAGACTCTAATACATATCCACTTGTGCCAATTCCAAGTTTAGATAATGCAGAGCCAGATGCATAATAAGGCAAGTCCCCTGCTGTGAAGCTAGTAAGTCCAGTTCCTCCAGCAGTTGTGGGAGTTGTCTTCCAACCAATTACTTGAAGTGTTGATGAATTATCTTTATAGAATAATTTGCCATCAGTATAGTTAATAGCTAATTCACCACTAGCTAAATTGCTAGTAGATGGAGTATTCCCTGTAGTACCAGAGTTATACAGTATTATGGGAGTGTAATTAGTCTGAGCCATTTTTAAATATTAGGTGTAAAAACTTGAGGCATCCAAGGAGGAATTACAGCTTGCTTTTCCAAATATTTTAACTGTTCTTGCAGTCTAGAGGTAATAATATTTACCCCATCTTTCATGGTTTCAGCCTCAATCCACTGAGCCACCATTTGTTCTGTAACTTGCTCAAAAGGCACTTTAATCTCA